TCAGAGGCTTAAAAAAAATGAGAGAAAAAATCAAAATTCGTGTATGCAAATATAAAACAAAAAAGGTAAACCGAAGTCTACCTTTAATGATATTAATAAGAAACTTATTAACTACTATTTCAACAACATGAAGTTGTTAGCACCTAAAACAACCAAAGCTCTTTCAGATAAGAAGTTAACTTGCATCGCATCTAATTCAGAGTTAGAAGCACCACCAGCAGATCCAACGATCCATGATTTGTATTTTCTATCTTCTGTTTCAGATTTTCTGTAACGTGTGTGTAAGAACGGACGTTTAGCGTTTTTACCAAGAACTTGGTCATAAACTGTCAATGTTCCAGCAGGAACTAATACACCATCGATGTCAGAGATAGAACCTCTAGTTGTAGCATCGTTAAGGTATTTCCAGTCAGTTTTGTAAAAATCATAACCTAAGTTAAATCCTTTAAAACCAAGATTCAATGCCATGTCTTGTTCGTTATCAAACAAACCGTAAGAAGCTCCACTTGAACCGAAGTTGTTTTGAGCAGCTAATACAGTATCAATCTCGAAAGATGTTTTTCTGTTAACGAATAATACATTCTCTTGAATAGCACCTTCTTTATCTAACACTTTGATAATGTTTTCTAAGTCAGCTCTTTCAGTAATAGCACCTGTTCCAACATTACCTCTATTAGCAATTTCGTAGAACAAACCTTTAGTACCTTTGTAACCAGCAGCAGCTACAGCAGAACCTACAGCAGCAGGCTCACCTTCAACCATAGACATTTCTAAGTAATCTTCGAAACGTAAACGAGTTTCATGCTCAGATTTCAAGTACCATAAGTATCCTGAAGCACCGTTTTCAGTTGTAACTTCAATCCAACCAACTTGAGCCATATCAGAACCATTAACCTCGTATTTATCTTTGATGATAATTGGGTTAGTTTCTAAGATGTCAGATTTAGCTTCCAAAGAACCAGACATACCGTTAGTTCCTTTTTTGAATTCAGAACCATAAACAAATACTTTCAAAGCTCCTGAAGTAGTACTCAAAGCAGCTAAGTTAGCAGCGCTATAAGGAGCAACAGTTACAGTTACACCATCTACATCAATACCAGTAACTAAAGCTTTAATAGTAACTCCGTTAGAAGTATCATTAATAACTACAGTTTGGTTCAAACGTACGTTGTGAGCCGCAGAGAAAGTAATAGTAGATGAAGTTGCTTTAGTAGCAGTTCCAAATACGTGAAGACGACCTTGCTCACTCCATTTGATCAAATCAGAAGTAGAAGGCATCTCAGCACCTACTAAACGTAAGAAAGATGCGATAGAACGGTTACCAAATCTTTCGAATTCTTTTTCGTAAAGGTCTGGTAATTCATGTGACAAAAAGTCAAATGTACCTACATAGTTAGTAGATAATGTTGCTTTAACTGGAGCTGGAGTTAATTGAGCTCCACCAGTAATAGCATTAGTTGAAAAATTTACAGCTTGAGCCATGTTTTGTGTTTGTGTTTAATTATTATTTTCTTTTCCTAATTTTCATACCACCTTCAAAATCATCGCTAGAAACAACTCTCATTTTAGGACCATCTCCTTTTGGAGTTACATCTTTGTTATCTCTTACTGACATTTGAATGTTCTTAGCGTCTTTGATAACATTATCTGTAGCATCTGCTTTTCCTTGTTCGTAAAAGAACTTAGCAAAACCATCTGGGTCTCTAAACATTGCTAAAGCCTTGTGATATTGGTGTTCGTCTTTTAAATACCCATTTTCATCTAGGTGTTTAGAAATAACGCCACTAATATCAGATTGTGCATTTTTAGTTTCTAGTACATCACCAGGTTTAAAAACTTGTTTCTTGTCTCCTAAGTTAAATTCAAAACCTTTGAACTCGCTATTAAACAATCTATTTGTTTTATCTAAAAACACCTCTGACTTTTGTTGAGCAATTTTAGCTTCTTTTTCCGAAGTCTCGGTATATTCTTGATAGAAATTAAAAGCTTTTTTATAATCATCAGTAACTTCAGCTGAATTAGACCCTAAGTCAACTTTATATTGTTCCTTCAAATCATTCAAGTAGCCTTTAGCTCTAAACAATTCTTCTTTTAACGCAACCTTTTTCTTTTTAATGTCTCTGTCATCATCAATATCTTCATCAAAAGAATACTCTTCCTCTAATAAGTAATTAATGTCTTCATCGTCAAGATGAGGTTTTGTTTGTTTATAATATTCTTTAAGAACATTAACATCTGTTTCTGAGTCCCAATCCCTATTTATTTTTAGGTAATTGTCAACACCAAACTCCATAAGTTTCTTTACGTCCTCTGGTAACTCAGCTTTTTCTTTTTGTGTAAGAACTTCATCTAAAGAATCATATTCTTTTTGATATCTTTCTTTTAAATAACTTAATACTCTTGCATCATCAATATCTTGAGACTGAGTATCATCAACTGTATCATCTACTAATGTATCATCAACAATCTCTTCATTTGTAACCACATCGTCAACTACAATCGTATCATCTACTACTGTATCATCTACTTGGTTTTGTACTTCACTATCGTCATCTAAGACTTTAAAAGTAAATCCTTCCATTATATTAAATATTAAATTAAATTTTTTGCAAAGTTATGAATATTTTAAATACCACTAAATAAGTCATCCATACCCATCAAATCATCTTCCTCTTCAAAGTCAATTGGCTGACCATCTGTTTGAGATTGATGTTTTAATTTGCTTTGTTGCGTTGCTTGAAGTTTTGTTCTTTTATCTTTCCTGTCTTCTCTTTCTTGTTCTTTTCTATCTAAAGCAGAAATTTCACCTTGTTTAATATCTCCTTTCATTCCTTGTTCAAGTTTAATCAACTCGGATTTCATTTGAAATTCAAACTGTAATCTTTCCATTTCATTTTGATGTTTAACTTGTTCTAATTGAACATCGGTTTGAGATGTAGCCTGTATTAATTGTAATTTAGATTGAGAAGTAGCCTGAGCTAATTGAGCTTGAGATTGAGCTTGAGACTCATAGTTTTTCTTTTGAGATTCTTGATCTTTCTCCTCTTTTTTCTTTTTCTTAACTTTTAATAGTTGAGAAGCTATTTTTACATTTTTAACATTTCTAATATCAATTGCATCGTCAATATCAATCTTACCAGATGCTAATGCAGCTTGTATGTTTTGATTAAGCATTTGAGTTTCTTCTTCATCTGGCATTAAATCAATATAAATACCAAAGTTATACAAATGCAATTCTTTTGTTTTTTCTATTATATCCATAGAATTACCGCCAATCATCATAGCAAAATCATCTTTCATATCAGAATACTCTAATACGTCAGACATTCTATAGCAAATACATTCTGCAAGTCTTCTTGTAGTAAACAATCCGCTTTGTAATATGTGTTTTGTAGCTGTATTTGAATTTAACGCTGCTAATTTTTGGACACCGACAAGACTATTCTCATCTGGCATACTTCCATCTCTAGCTTCATTTAATCCAGTTACTGCTCTAATCATACCTAAGTATTGATTGTACATACTTACTAAAGACTGTATCTTAGCGTTGGCACCTGATGCTGTTAATTCTTGAACTGGTATTTTACCATTATTGAATTCACCATCTTCAGTCATACTTCTACCAATAACACTACCAGTTTGGAAATATAAATTCAATGCTTCTTCAGGAGTGTAAGACATTCCATTTCCTAGATTTATAGAACTCAAACCATCAATATCTAAGTAAACCCCATCAGGTTTCATTGTAGATATTACTTGTTGTAGTTTTAAATGTGTCAATTGAATTTGATCAGCAAAAGGAATCATTCTTTTTACTAACGAATCAATAGATCCTCTATACATTCTAGGAGCTGATAATACGTAAGGCGGATAAACTTTAGATATAGAAGACTTGGGTCTAACCATGTTCTTCATTACCTCCCATTTCAATATATGGTTTGTTCCTAAAACTAAAACACCTTCGTACCAAACATCTATTCTTTTTGATATTTTTTCAAATTGAGCGTCATCTGTTTTTGGACCTTGAAAAGAATCATTTCTTTTGATAACTTTTTCACCTCCATTACCATTCTTTTTCTTTTTATAAACAACATTCATATCTGTTTTAAAAGCAAAGAATAATAACGTAGCGCTATTATTATTTAAGTTACCTCCAAGAGTATTACCTCCTTGTATATTTTGGTAAGCATCCCATTTAGATGCTAATTTAGATATTTCTTTAATATCTTCTTGAGTTAAGCTAGGGTTTATCTTTTTTAACTCAGTAATGTTTACATTCTTAACTTCTCCAAAATAATAACAATCCTGAAAAGTTGGATCTTCTGTTGGAGACCAAACCATATTAGCAGGATCGCACCATTCTATTTTAATTCCATTATGTGTATCAAAAGAATGTTTAGCAGCAGAAACTCCTAAAACAGTAGCATCTTCATCTAATCTTCTTTTTATTAAATCGTAGTTGTTTAACTTTAAAACATTATCAATAGCTTTTTCTTCTACTACTTCAATTTCGTCTTTATAAAACTCCATGTGAAGATCAAGTTCCTGTTTTGTTTCAGGCATTTCATCTTCTGGTATAGGATACATATCAATACCAAATAATTCTTTAGCATCTTTATATATTTTTTTACCAACCATCGCTTTTTCAATATTGGTTTTATACGAGTTTTTCTTTTCAGAAGATATACTATCAATAGCCTCAGCCTTAACCTCATACTGTCTTGTAGACATTCCATTAACAACAATATCAACAAACTTAGGTATAATAGGTACTGGAGTCCAATCTAAATTTAGATAAGATATATCCCCATTAACACTCATTTCCTTTTTATACTTTTGAACAGATTGTTCTCCTCTTGCGTATAATCTTAGTTTATGAAAGTGATCTCTATTCGTGTAAAATCTAGAACCATTAAGAGATGTTTTTCTAAACCATTCTCCCTGAATTGCGTGTCCTACACTTCTACCATATTCCTCACTCATTTTAGTAGCATCATCAGCTAATTGATCTGGAAAATATACGTTAGGTAATGAAAAGTCTTGACTCATATTTATTTTAGTAATTCGCTTTGTAATCCTTTATTGGAATATCTTGCAAAATTAAACAATATTTCTTTATTATTTCTAATGGGCTTAGATACATACGTTTGATTAGCCATTATAGCAAAGCCACTACTAATAGTTGCATCAAACTTAGTTCTATTACTTATGTCATAATTAGCCCAGTCTAATAAAGTTCTGTTAAAGAACATGTTACCCATTTTACCAGCATCTCTAAATTGACCACTATAATCAATACCAACGTGCTGATCTATATAAGCTTCTAATGCATTTGCGTGTAACTCAATTACCTGAGTAGATGAAGGTATACCACCTAACTCTTTTTCTGATTGACTTAAGTCATTCTTGTGCTTATCAGGTCTTCTCAAACAAAAACCAGTGTACCCTCTATTGTAGAAATATCTTAACTGACCAACCTTATTATTCTCAATAAGAATTGGCATACCATAAAACACACAAGCCATTAAACAATCTTCATAAAATTCTTCAGATGTCCTTGGTCTTGCTATATACTCTAAAAAGAAAAAGTTACTTGGAGCGTCATCCATATTGAACTTTGTCAAACCATGTAAAGAACCTTTAGATCCACCACCTCCAACAACTCCAGATATATCATATGTATCACATCCAAAAGCACCAACATGTGTATTACCAGGATATTTCTTACCATTCTTTATCTCTATCTTGTTAGACATATCTTTATTAGGAAACCAAGTAACTTTGAAATTACCATCTCTACTAGGAATCCATATAACCTCACTATCTTTTATTCCATTCTTCCATGCAAACTTACCTGTATTTACAATTCTGTTTATTTCTAACCCATCATTGTAATCTATTTGTTCGTATATTTTAGCTAAATCATATAAAGAGTTTTTAGCCTCATCTCTAAATGCATGACTTTCTGTTCTTGGAAACTGTCTGTAGAATTCATTTAAAGCGTCAGAATTGTTCTTTAAGGCACTAACTTCGTTCTCCCAATAATCTATAACCCCCGTGTAAATAAAACCTCCCTGAATGTCCCTAATAGGTTTCTCAGGAGTCCTGAATACTGGTTGACCATATATATCAATGTATCCTTCGAAATTCCACTCCATAGGAATGAATAAAGCGTAAAGACCGCTAAGTGTTTGTCCATTTGCATTTCTTTTTGTAACGTCTGAATCGTTATATAATGATTTGTAATTCCCTCCTCCTTTTGATATAGAGTTTGATGTAGAACCCATCATACACTTACCAATAATTCTTCTACCTAAACGTAAACAAGTTTTAGTAACCCTCCAGTTATTAAGGATATTGTTTGGTACTTCCCACTTACCACTCTCATCATGAACTAGTCTTAATAATTTTTCCCCATCATAACTATTATCTGCTGTATTCTTCCAGTCAATAGTAGTATCTAATCCATCAACATCATCTTTTAAAGAAGACATATTGTTCTTTGTGATTTTAGATGCTGGTACACGATAAGCTAATTCCGTTTTAGGCTTATCCATACCATCCATGATTGGTTTAAAAAAGAAAGGGTAGTTACCAGATATAGGAACTACTTTATCAGTAAACATCTTTTTAGCATCATTACCAGTCTTCGATAGAATACCTAAACGACTATCTCGCGCAAGTGTAGCGGTATTTACTAATTCAGCAGAAGACATAAATGAAAAACCAGAACGTCTATTCTTTAAATAACACATTCCATAACTTCTTTCATCAGCTATACAAGCCTCCCAAAATAAAAAGAATACTCTATTAGCCTCTCTGAATTCAGCATGACCAACATCAATTTTAGTCCATTGCAAATACATGTAATGTGTACCAGTTACATAAGTTGGAGTACCATTATTGTAGAACCAAAACCCTTCTTCCCTTCTATCAAATTCATTCTCTATATACTCAACGTATTTATTTTTGAATTCGTTTGGATATTCATTCCATTGGAATACAGAAGTTATTTTTTGCAGTTCTTTCGGGTATTCAAAAGGACTCCAATACTGCTCTTCTTTTTTCTTATCTCTTTTGTAAACTGTTTTTGGTACTGAAGGTAGTGCTACGTGAAGACCTTGTATTTCATACACTTCTCCAATAGTACCGTCTTTAGATACAACAACAACATCGAATTCATGGTTGTACCCATATTTCCATTCTTTCTTCTTGTTTAATCTATCAATGTCTTTTGAATCTATTTTATCAATAATTCTAAATAAACTATTATCTTCCTTTACTTCTTTTTTCTGCGAATGATTGGAATTTGACTTCATCTACTTCTTCTTTTTGATTACCTTCAAGCATATTTTTCTCAGTCTCTATCTTTGCTAAAATATAGAATGCATCATCTAAAGCAGTTTTCTTTGCTAAAACAGCATTCCTCATTTTATCAGCAGATATATCATCTAGTGTGTCATCAGATATGATTTCATCAGCAAGCACCTTTATAAGTTCTATTACAGACTTATACGCTGCTTCTATGATCATTTCTTTTAATTGTGCATGATCGTGTTTCATAATTCATTTAATTCGATTACAACGTCTCTATCGTACATTCTATAAACCTTCTCTCCTTCTACATCAAACTCGTACTCGCTATTCTTAGTAAAAGCAACAAAACTACCGCTCTTTAAGTTTAACTTTCCTTCTTGATATTTACTTGGGTATACAATAACACCAATATGCTTCTCTTCTTTTTCTGTAGAGTGTAGTAATTCATTTTGAATTCTAGCAATTGGTTTTACAAAACAATAGTTTAAATGAGATTTCCATATACCATTTGATTTATATAGGTATATTCTATCTTGACTTACTATGTATAAATCATCTCTAAAAAACTCTGGTGATTTAGTTTGTCTACCTTTCATGTCGTGATACGTTCTGAACACATTATGATGAAGCACAACAACGTCTCCTACTTTTACCTCTCCTTTATAGTATATTGGCAATTCAATTACTACAGCTATTCTATTTACATACTTAGCTAAATCTAAAGAAGTGTTAAAAGTAACTTCAACTCCACCAATGTTTTTGGTGTTAGTATATTGTTCTCCAATAGGAGAAACTACAAAATTATATGGAGACTTCATTAGAAATTTATATTAAATTCTAATACCATAGGTACATTGTTATTTATCTCTTTCCAACAAAGAACTTCCTTGTCTTTTTCAATCCATATAACAATACCAGTGTCTGTTCTTTGTATCACATGTATTACGTAACTACCAAACACAGGTTGTCCAACAACGTAGTGCATAGAGTTTTTGTAGTCATTCCCTATGCTGACTTTTCTTATTTCTTGCATTATATTAAATTTTAAAAGCCATCGGTTAGGATGGCTTATCTTTTATTTTTCTTCAGTTTCTTTAACCGTGTAAATACCAGTTGATGTATCAATGTCAACATCACCATACTGCTCTTTTAAATCATCTTTAAATTTGCCGTAATCCTTTTCTAGTTCTGCAATCTGAGAAAGTAACCCTCCTTTTTGAAATTCATATTGAAGTGTTAATCCACCAACCATTTCTCTTCCTCTTCTAAAAGATTCTTCAAATGTTTGAATCTTTGATAACTGATGTTCTGTAATACGGTTTTCAACCATATCTGAAATTTTTTTGTCTTTCATGTGTGTATTTAATTAAATTTATATGCAAATATAGTTATTTTTATTTAAAAAACTTTAAAAATGGAAACGCAATCTTACCATACTTCTCTAATAACCATATAACTATTACTG